CGTATCGGCGCTAATATAAACGTGTCAATAATCCCTGCAAATCCCGGGAAGGTGGATTTGACCCAACCCCAAAGCGCCGACATGGTGGCCTTTATCTCGTCCCACTTATATATCGCGGTGGTTATCATAGCTACAACGAGGGCGAACCCTGCTATCATTACGCCGGCCGGATTAGCGAGCATAGCCACGTTCATAGCGATTACTGCCGCTTTTGCGGCCAATATAGCGGTCTTTACTCCATTGAAAATTGTTACGGCGACACCAAATGCCTTGACGGCAGTCAGGGTAATCATCAAAATCGGGGCTATAACTCCTATCGCGTAACCCCAACTTTTCCAAATGTCGATATTGCTTTTTCCAGCGGCGTCTATGAGGCCGAAAAGCCGCAAAGTAAACCTCCCGGTTTCAAACAGCGGCCTAAATACTGCCGTTATCCCGGCCCACATCTGTTTTATGCCCGCCACGGAATCGGCAAATCCCTCTTTAAAGCCCTGCCACATCTGTTTCATGCGCCAAAAAACCTTCGCCATTAGGACGGTAAATTCCCATATTCCCGCTTTTTTGAGGGAGTTAACAAGAGCCTCGTCCATCTCAACAATGCCGTCGGCGTTTGCCCTCATAGCCATTTTGAAACCTTCACTCACGGCCCTTACTGCGTCTTTTATGCCGCCGAAATTGTTTTTCCATGCGAGGTATATAACGCCTGCTACGGCCGCCCATTTGAGCATTGGTAACAGGGCAGCCCTCATTGTTGCGGCGAGTGCCCTTGCTCCGTTTTGGACGGTGGTAATCGCCATTAGCGCCATTTGTGCCCCGTATCTCCAAATCAAGGGCCACATCTTCAAAATCCCGCCGATTGCCATGAGCCCGCCGCCTAAAACAAGGGCTGAGCCGGTTATTGACGCAAGCAAAGAAATCGCCATATAAACAGGCTCCGGGAGCCCCGCAATCGCATTGACTACAGAGCTTATCCCGTTCACTAGGAGCCTGTAAGGCTTAGCAATCGTTTGTCCGAAGCGTAAAGATACAGCTTTCATCCTGTTAGCCAAAAGCGCGTGCGCGTTTTCTGTCGTGTTGGCCCTCGCTTCGTATTCCTCGAGCATTGACCCGGCGTATTCCGCTTCGGTCCCAACTAGGCCAAGCGCCTGAGCCAGCTTATCGCTTCCGCCTGCCAGTTTAGCAAGGTCGTCAGCGAAACCTTCCCCAACGATACTTCGAAGCATGCCAATCGGGTCGGAAGAGCTTTTGACGGCCTTCAAGAACTCGAACATGGCGCTTGTTGCGTCTTTTTTGAAGGCCCGCTCTATGGCCTCCCCGGTTGTCCCCAGTTTTGCAAATGCTCCTTGCGCGTCCTTAGTGGCGCTCGACGCGGTTGTCAGCTTCATAATGAACGACGAAAAGGCCCTTGCGGCTACTTCCGGCGGCGTTTTGAGATCCAAAAAGGCCGCACCAAAAGCCGCAATCTGCTGACCGGTCATACCCGCCATGCGTCCAATACCGCCGGCCCTGTTGGTGAAGTTAAGAAGGTCGGGCGCCCTTGCGTTCATGTTGTTGGAAAGGTGGTTTATGGAATCTCCAAGAAGAATGACCTGCTCTTGCGTTATCCCCAAAATGGAGCGCAACCCGGCCATTGCGTCGCCTGCTTCCATGGCGGCTATATCGAATGCAACCCCCATGTATGCCGCGTCCCTTGTGAAATCAAGAAGCTCGTTCTTTGCGATGCCGGCTTGTGCCGCCGCCGCCATAATGTTGCCAAGCCCTTCGACCGCAATCGGAATGTTTTTCGACATATCAACAAGCCCTGCCGACATTTCCTTGTATTGCGACGTCGTAAAGTTGGCAACCTTGTTAACGTCGGCCATGACGGATTCGAACTGTACGGCCGCCTGTATCGGCCCGCCGAACATCTTAGACAGCAAAACTGCCCCGGACGCCATAATGCCGACGCCCTTCATCAACTGCACGGCCCCCGCGGTAAAAGCCTTGGTCATTTCCTCGGAGCTTGTTTTCAGTCCTTGAATGCGCGTTTTTAGATTCTCAATGCCGCGCGATGCCTGGTCTTTTAGGGATATAACAATTCCAAGTCCCATGGCTCCGGCCGCTATTCCGCCCATAAAGCATCACCTTCCCTTGCTTGCGCTCTCTATCTGTTCTTTTTCTGCCTCAAACTGTCTAATAAGCCTGTTGACGTACCACCTTCGCGTTTCCGTCGGCATGTCCAAAATCTCTTCCCGGCTTGAAAAGACCCCGCCGTAACAAAGAAAGAAGACCTCTTCCTCTAAATCCCAGCGCTCTCCAAACTCGTCATCGAGGGGACGAAAAAATCCGGCACACTCGCGATGCTTATTTTGTAACTAGCTCCGCACTCCCCGCAATCAAGCTCTATTGTGCTATCTAGCCCGCCTCTCATGTTCCCCATGGCCGCGCGTAAGGCCAATAGATCCCGCCCGTGCATGTTTTCAAGGTCTTTAAGTGTCGGGCGCTCTCCGTTCAATGATTCAATCCTTAAAAGCATACCCTGATGTATGGCGTTGTCGGGTAGCTGAGCCATCTGTCTCTCGCGCTGGCCGGTCATATATCCGATTTCTGCATATCCGCCGCTAACCGGCAACTCTATTCGTTGTGGGGCGTCCTGGTACGGGATAACGGGAAATGTCCCGTCGTCCAATTTATCTTGTAGGTTTATTTGGTAGCCGGAGTCCTTGCCGCACTTCGGGCAAGTGGAAGTAAATATCATGTCCGGGCCGAACCCTTCAATACGTATGGCCATGAGAAGGTAGTTCCTGTCGCCGCTCAACATCTCCAGAAGCGCCTTTTCCTTTTCTTGCGGGGTCATTGTCTCTTTGTCGCCGATTGTTTCAATACATTCCATCATGTACCGGTCTACGAGGGCCCCCGTTTTATAAAGTTTCTTGTCTTCGAGCACGCGTTCTGCCCGGCCTGTCATAGGCTTTAGCGTAACCGTAAGCCCGCTCGGCAGGGTTATTGTCATAGGGTTAAAATTTTCTCCGCTGTTTTTTGCTTTAGTCATCTTTTTTCTTCCCCCCGGAATTTTATAAAGAGCGGAGGCCGGTCCCCCGGCCCCCTGCTTGTTGTTACACAATTTCGAAATCGTCTATGGCGATTGTCAAAGTCTCAATCTGATGCTCCGATGAACTCCCGTCGCCGTCGTCCAGCTCCACTTTTTTGATCCACGCGCCCTTGCAGGCGTAGGTCTCAATGGGCGTTCCAACCCTGTTGGTGCGAACGATGTCGATATCCCTCTTGTATGTCGAGGGGTCGCCAAGTTCGCCCGCGGCCGTGTTGCACGCTGTAACAAGCCATGCGTAGCCCGCAAGGTCGGCGCCGTCGGCCTTTTTCCCCTTTTTGATTGTAATGTCGGAAATGGTGGCGCGGCCGGCGAACTTAGTTCCCCTTACAGAACCGGCCGGATTAAATACGTCCTCATCCAGCTCTTTTGTGGGGAAAGTAACTTGCTCAAAATAAGCGACGTCAAAGCCGTCTATCTTGGCCGTCCACTGCCATTTCTGACCGGGATTACCGGAAAATGTCGGGTGCAGTCCCATGTTTATTTACCCCCCTTCCTACATAGCCGAATCTACGATTGATTCGTCGTAGACCGCATCGAGTCGGGTTATCACAAAGTCAAGCAGTATCCACTTAATGCCGACAACCGGCTTGTAGAACATCTTGACCTTGAACTCTCCGCGCTGGACGCTCTCCGGCGTGTTGAGCTTTGCGTCGTCGAGGCTTTTTGCGTTTTGGTCGCAGACTATCTTGTAGTCATAGAACCACCTGTTTGTCTTCCATTCGCGGAACTTCGGGTCGATGGCCAAGAAGAAAGCCCTCCAGCTCGTCGGGTCGTTCGGCTCGTGGATATAGTTCCATGCGAACGTGGTGATTGCCTTTTTGATTACAAGTGTCATGCGGCGGACGTTGACTTCTCTGAGCAGAGAAGCCGAACGCTGTAGCGTCTGAGCGCCCCAAAGCGCGAGCCCGTAATCCGCAAAGTTGACGATGGGGTTGACCTGGTTCTCGCAAGCAAGGTTGGCGTTGGCCAGAAGTGCGGGCGCCGCAAGGTTGTAATCAACCCCTAGCGCGTTCTGTATAAGGCCGCGCCTAAGTCCTGCCGGGACCCTTGCCTCGTTCGCCTTCCAGTCGTTGACGGCCATAATTCCGAGGACGTCGCCGACGACCGAAACCGTGCGCTCCTTCGAGAACTCCGCGTCGTAAACTTTCAGCTTGGGGTAGTACATCGCACCGTAACTGGAATTAAATACAGCGTGGTCGTAATCTCCTTCGCCCTTGCGGAAGTCTACGGCTCCCTGCGGGTCGAGGTTGGCCGGCGTCTCGCATATGTACATCATGTCCTTGCGTTTTTCGCAGTATGCAAGTCCGGCGGCTATAACCGCGGCCGAAGTAACTCCCGGTGTTGCAATCTGCAAGGCATCGTTGACGGTATCAAAGGCATAAAGCCCGGTCTTGTGCGCTTCAACACCAATGTAGTCGGCGTCGTCAAGCCCTGTCAGTCCGTCGTCGCCACCTGTCAGCGCGATGTTATCCGTAGTTACAGCCGGCATGTTTTTGTCGCCTGTCGAGGCAGATTCAAGGTCCTCAAAAGTAACGTATGTCCCCTTGATTTTTTCAACATATCGTTCGTTGGCCTCGTCCATCGAAAGGTCGGGGATCGTCTCGATTACGACGCCGTTGCTGTAGACAACTATGTTAAACAGCGTGTCATCTGATGAGCTATTTGTAACTGCGACTTTGAGGTCGTTGCCCCAAGCCCCTTCTGAGCTTGCGTAGACTTTCAATGTTGCTACGGCAGGTGTTGCCCTGTCTTTAAGCGTGACGCTTGCCTTGGCCGCCGCGGTCGAAATTGTAACTCCGTCAACCGTTTTGTGTACGACTCGACTGACCCACAATGTTGCGCCGTAGGACAGCGCCCTCTTGCAAACCAGCGGGAACTCGTAGTCATCGAGGTTATTGCCAAAAACCCGCGCAAATTCTTCCGCTGACCCCACAAGTGTCGGAGTGTTAATGGGGCCGCGTTCTGTTACGCCCTGTACGCAGGATACACCCTTAATTAAAGTATCGACGTAATAACTAAGGTCTATCTCGTTCGCTATAGGGCGAGGGAATCCAAGTCCCATATTACTTCACCTCTTTCCTGGTAATTTTAACGTGCCCGGTCGCTTCCGCCTTGCGGAGTGCCGCGCTTATCTGCGACCCCTTAATTTCGGGCCATGCCACGCCCTTTTTCTTCATAGGCAAATAAAGTGTTCCCCCGCCCGTAAGCGGGTAATCCCTGTTGCCAACGTCCATGTTTTTGACGACATAGACGGTCCTTCCTGTCGTAGCTTCTGCGACGACTTCGCCTGTTTCCTGTATTTTCGCCATCTTTAAACCTCCCAACGACATTTTTTTATGGCTATGCTTCGGGTTCGCCCTCCGCGTCTTCGGCCTCGATTATTTCCACACTGTCGACCGTTGTCGCGTCGCCGTCCCTCGGCTGTACTCCGGATTCGATTTCAATCCGCGTGATTAAAGGACCTTCTGTTACAATTCCGCTGTATATTTCAACATCGTAAATAATTATTTCTCCTGCCGCCTCGTAAACCCCGGAAATATTGGGCGTGCCGGGGTTGCTTGGAAATGTTCCCCAGTCCCAATAATATTGACGGCTCCGCTCTGTCTCTTCTTGCTCAACAGTCAAAAGCGGGTCGGATTGAGCCAGCTTTGACAAAAGTTCAATCCGGTCAGCTAAGCCTCGAAATGTCTGGCTTGACACAGAAACCTCGAACCTCATGTTGTACCAGCGCGGGGCAGTTTCCTTCGCGTAAGTCAAAAGCTCCATGTCTTTTTCCGTAATTTTGGCCTGCGTTCTGAGGCTTCGTACTTCCTGTAACCTCGGCCCTGTCAGAACGATGGCGGGCAACGTCTTAATTTCGGTAATATCCCCCTGCGACATGACGGTGTTTTCTTCCGCTTTGTTTCGTAAAAGCAAGATAAGCTGTTCTGTCGTTTCTTTAATCATGGCTTGAACACCGCCCCTATCGTATCTTCGGCAATACCAAGGATATCTTGCTTGAACTCCGGAGATTCAAAGGTCGCCCGCAAGTAAGACCTTTCCGGGATATGAATGTATTGGGTAGAGGCCGCTAAATGCAAGCCCTGAGAGTGCAAATATCCTCTCATCTTGGGCGTAACCTTTATAGTAGCGCCGAACTCGTGGACGGCCGCGATATCTACAATATCCTTGCCGTCCTTCGTCCTTGTGCCGCGCAAAGCCCCTACCCACACCTCGTTACTGCTTATAACCTGGTGGGATATGCTCCCAAGGAGGTCGCCGTTGTCGATAAGCGGCTTCGTTGACCCCTTCCGTGCCTTGGTAAAATCGCTCAGCGGGGCAAACTTCTTCCCCCCCGGGGCACCGTCCCGTATGCCTTTTTTGACCGCCGCCGCCGCCGCAATTCCCACACGGTTGCACGTAAGATCTATTGCTTTTTTGATGGGACTTTTGGCCAAAACGCTAAGAATTGCATCCCAGTCTCCCTCTAGCTTCGATTTGTTGCTCATTGGCGCACGGCCCCCTTCACAGAGGCGCTTTTTCGGGCAAATATAACTTTTTGGAAATATGCTACGCCGTGGTAATGTCCGCACGGGCGCACTTCGATAACTACAAGCCGGGAATCTGAGGGAGATAAAACAAGCTCGTCGCCCTTCATCCCCCCCGCTTCTTCCCAGTCGCTCGTATAAAACAACACATGGCCCGCCCCTTGCGGGTCATCGCCGCCGCCCGGCAGATTCACCCTGTCGTAAGACGCGTAAGATACTTGCCCTTTCAGTATTTTCCCCGTTTCGACAATCCCCTTGTCTACGGGGTCGCCAAAGACGTCCCGGTCAAGCGCGACAATTCTATACAGCGTAATTTCTCGCGGGTGAATAAGCCTTGGCTTCACAACTTATGCCTCGGGCGTATCTGCTACCATTAGCCCCGCGGTTTTTAAACTTGCAAGCAGGGTATTAAAATCTGCAACAAGGTCGGCAACCTCGGTCGCCGTGCTGTCGGCCTGATTCGCCGCGACTTTCGCCTGTAAATCGTCAACATCTTTTACGATTCCCGCCGTCTCGTCCCCAACCGCTGTTTTAAGGTCAGCTACGTCTTTTACCAACCCTGCTGTTTCGTCACCTACGGTGGTTTCTAGTGCGTCGACATCGGCCAATAGGCCCGCCGTCTCGTCCCCAACCGCGGTCTGAAGGTCGGCAACGTCTTTCACGAGCCCTTCGGTTTCATCTCCAACCGCTGTCTGTAGTGCTTGAATCTCTAAAGAGCTCGCGGTCCCGGCCTCAACATTGGCCTTTATTGCCGACAGGATAGCGTACAACTGCTCCTGATGTGCCCCCGCTTCGCCCATTTTTGCCGGGATTACGGGTATTGTCGGTACTGTCATTTTTTATTCCACCCCTTTTTTTATTTTATGCGCATCGTATCCGTGTTGGCGCCTGAAAATGGGAAAGGACGCCATCGATTGCGGCGTCCCCTGTCCAGTATCCAAACGTGCCAATTTCTCCGACGCTTGACGGTTTAGCTAGAGAGTAAGAATGACCGTCGGTCGTCTCTGACTGTACCAGCCCGGACCTTATCATTTCGGATTGCGCTTCCGTATCTCCAAGCGGCACAAGCTCTCGCGCCGCGAGTCGCATGGCCACCTCTACGATTTGCGCCGGAGGTTCCCCTTCTTCCGTGACCCTGCCAAACATTCCAGTAAGGAGAATGTTGTACTTCCCCTTGCTCCAGCCGTTCTCGTAATACAGGGCTAATCCGTTCTGTACAATACGAACGTCGCCCGGCAACACTTCATATCCGTCGATTAAAAGGGATTCTATCGAAATAATGTCGAGGTCAAGATGTAGCGTCTCTCCCCCGTGTCCGGAAAACGAGTATGTTTTAAGTACCGGCTTGAAACAAAGGCCTGTCCACGTGTCTATTTTGACACAAGCTCGTTTTATGGCCTTTTCAATTTCTGCGTCCGTGTGTTCTCCGCCCATGCCCGCGCTTTTAAAGTCTTCAACCGTGCAATACATAACTACGCCTCAACGAACCGGCCGGTTTTGAGCAGTAGGGCCGCCTTGGCGCTGTCCACTTCCTTGGCCTCCCCCTTGCGAAAAGAAATTCCTCCGCTGGTAAAAGACCCGGCCCCGACAAGCCTTATGGCTATAAGTTTCGGCTTGTCGCTTTCGACCTTTACGCTTGCCGCCGCCTTAAGATTCTTGGCGACAGCAGACTTTTTTTTCGTGTCGCTCTTCTTCGCCGTCGCCATCGTCAATCACCTGTTAAGCCGCGTTGTATCCCACGACGAGTGCGTCGTCGCAAACTATCTCGGCGGGAGCAATTCTGCTTGTCATGGTGAACTCGATGATGCGCTTGCGCGGATTCCTCTCGCGGTCGAACGTAAAGTATCTCTGCACGCCCGTTGCAAGGTTCTTGCGCGGGGTAAGGATGATACAGTCGTCGGGCCAGTACTGCACGGGGAATATGGTAACTCCCTTGTACTGGGGGAGTTTCCCGGTCTGGAGAAGCTCGTCGGCCCATGCTGTCTGTCTTGTGGTCAACTGCTCGATGTAAGCGGAAGCCACGTTCGGAGAAACGTAATAGCGGAGCTCGCCAAGGTTCACCTTGTGCTTATTGGGCAGTTTGTCCAGCATTCCGCCAAAAACAACGCCCTTATAGTCGACCGATTCGTTCGTGTCAAAGACATGGACTGCCAATGAGGCCTTGGCCTTTTTGATGAAGCCGTCTCCAATTTTAAGGAAGTCTTCATCCTCGCCGCTCGCTGTCGTGTCGCCGTTGATGGCGAGGTCGCAAACGTCGTTGCCGAACTGGGTCGCAAGAAGTTTCGCAATATGGTCCTCTGCATTCCCCCTCTCGATGTTGTCCTCGAGGAATGAGAACGAAATGTCCTGCGGGAGGATTATTTCGGTCGAGGTGAGGCGCTTCGTTAAGGTCGTAACTCCGGCCTGATTCGTCGGCGCGGTCGCTTCCTGTCCCTTGCGGATTATGCGGGAAGAGACGCCGATAAAGTCGAGGTCGTATTCAGGCCCGCTCATCTTGATAGTCTGAATGTCCTTCATAAACGGACTGTTATCGACCATGTAATCGATAAACTTATCCGACTGCTCCGGGTTGAGCTTGCCGTAGGTAGCGATTGTGCTCGTGTCTATTGCCGCTTTTGCTATTATTGCGCGATTGCTTTTGAGTTCCATGTTAATTATTCCCCTTCCTGTTGGTAGTTTTGTCTATTACTGGCATGATCCGCCGAGGAAGACGCCGGACCAAAAATTGCATTCGTCCTTCTTCTCGACCGTATCAGTGCCAATCTTGTTGCTGACGCCATGGATTTTCTCGATTGCGTCAAGCCTCTCGCAGATAGGAGCTATCGCTTCTTTGATGACGTCCTCGAGCTTGACTTCCTCTTCCTTCGTCCCATCGCCCCCAGCCGGCGTTTCGGTTTCGGTCATAGCCTTTTCGATAACCTCGAGCCTTGTTGTTACGGGCAATAGTGCCTCTTTGATAATGTTCTGCATCTCTTCCTTGGTCATATTTGTATCCTCCTTTTCGACTTCTTTCGATTCTTCCGCTTCTGCCTCGGCTATAATCTCAGCTAAGAACGCGTGAGCCTCCTTCAGTTTGGCAAGCCTGGCCGAGCTGATTTTCTTCCCGGCCTTTTCCGCTTCCAGCCCTTCGATGCAGGCCTTGGCAACAACTTCGTCGTTTGCGACTTCCTCGCAGACCTCAACAAACTCCTTGGCCGCGGCTACGAGCCCAGCCCAGTTTGCGTTTTCGGTCATGCGATACAAAACGTTCTCCATAGCTCTGAAAGCCGTGTAAAACTTGCCGGCTTTTTCCTGTCGGGCCACTGCATTCCGGACTTCTCCTTTTTCGACACCTGCCGTTCCGTATTTCGCAAAGAAATCCTTGAAGGCGGCAACTAAACTTTTTTCAACGCACTGTTCCTGTTCATCAACCATCACTGTCTTGTCCTCCGCGCTCTTAAAAATCGCAAACTTTTTCTTGTTTGCGGCCTTTCCTACCAATGAAACCGTTTTGACGTCTACGTCTCTCATTTCTCCCGGCTTGTTGGGTTGTGCCATTTACCTTTCGCCTCCCTTCTCTATCCGTCGTCGGGTACTAAGGTGCAAGTCCCGGCGATGCTGTACCCTGTAATCTCGCCGGACTTAATTGCTTCCCATGTTTCGTCGTCGGTTACGTGCGTTCCAAGCACCCACGCCCCGGGCGGGAAATCCGGGTCGCCTTTACGCGCGATAAACGATTCAACGACTACACCGTATTGCGGCTTGTCGTCGTGATTCCGGTCGATGTTCGTGTTCCGCATATTCTCCAAGAACCCGTAGGCCATCTTTTCAATTTCTTCCGCGGTCATAAAATTACCGTCTGTGTCTCTCACGTCGGGCTCGTAAACAACGCCCAAGACTATTCTTTTCTCTGCGTCGACCTTCACGATAGGAACTGTTCTCTCTACGTCCATTTTTCACACCCCCCCCAGGCACGCAATAAGGCCGCCCTTTCGGACGGCCCTTCGTGTGGTCTATTCGCTTATTCTGTTAAAGCAGTTTTCTTCGGTACCACTCGTGCAAATCTTCTTCATATCTGATGTCCGGGACGTCGCGCTCGATGTCCCGCCACCGCTCCTTGAACCTTTCGAGGGTGCAAACCTTGAATGTGATTATCGACGCGGGCATATCCTCGTAGGGTTTCCAGCCCCAAATAAACCCGTCCGGCGTCTCCCTCTCAAGAACTCCCTCAAGTAAGTGTTTGCGTCCGGACGTTACGTATCCGACTGCGTGGGTCCGTCCCGGGGAACATTCCGTTTTTAGTAAAGGAATAATTGTTACGCCTATACCTAGGTTCTGCATATCAAACTTTGAAACATGAACTTCGTAAAGAACTCGGCCACTAATCATTTTGAAAACTCCTTTATCTTCGCGCTTACAGTAACAAACTTGCTAATAGGTATGCCGTTGATTTTAGATA